ATTATTTAAGGAAGAAAAAGAAGAAACAGATGAGTGATAGTAGAAAAGCATACGAGGAAGAGTTTGGTAATCTACCAACCAATAGTCAAGAGAGAAAAAGGATTCCTATTTATACTGGAGTCATTAAATACTTTCCTGATGCTATAGCAGAAGTAGCTAGAGTATCTTTAATAGGAAACCAGCAACATCATCCTGATAAGCCCTTGCATTGGGATAGAGAGAAGAGTACAGATGAGTTAGATGCTTTGGCTAGACATCTAGTAGAAGCTGGGAAGATAGATACAGATGGTGTAAGGCATAGTGCAAAGGTTGCATGGCGTGCTATGGCTAACCTACAAAAAGAATTAGAGAACTCTAACACTAGAGACGAGCAATGGTATATAGACCAGTACAATAGAAACAGAGACTCTAAAGACCATAAATGAAAGTAACCAAAGAAAGATATGATTCTTGTGCTAAAGATGGAGACTACTATGAGTCTTTGTTTAAGAAGAAGGTTATGTCTAATGGTTATGACTGGAAGATGTCTTCAACAGAGGATGATTGGTATAGACATATAGATTGTTATGTAGATGGATATGGTGTAGATGTTAAAGGCAATAGGCATTTAAACACTATATGGTTAGAGTACACAAATGTTAATGGTAATAAGGGTTGGTTAAGAGGTGAGGCTTATTATATAGCTATGCATATAAAAGAGTTGGATTGCTTTAGTATATATAAAAGAACAGATTTGCTTTTGTTTGTCTTTAACAATGTAGGTGAAGACACAAGTGATAAAAGAAACTATTTAATGTATTATACTAGAGAGAAGTGGGGAAAGAAAGACAAGGTAGTTAAGGTTAAATATAACCATATAAAACATTTAGAGTTAAAAAGATTGTGATAATTAAAATATTTATTATATATTGCAGTTATTAACAATAAAGATAATAAACAATGAGAGAAATAAGAATTAGTTATAGTGGTGTTACATTAGATATTAAAGGTCAGTATTACGAAGGATGTGATGCTACTTATATGTACCCAGCAGACCCTACAGAATTTCAGTCTACAGCTATTGTATGTGGAGACCAAGACATTACAGACTTGTTAGATGGAGATACGATAACAGAAATAGAAAACCTAGCTGCTCAACAGATACAAGATGAAGAAGAGTATCACGACAGCCTTATATAATAAACAATTAAAAACAATTAATATGCCAATATCAAACGAAACATTTGAAACATTTAGAAGTCAACAAAGAGCTATTGAACGCAACAAAGCAATATTACTTTTATGTAAAGAAGGCTATACAGTCTTTGACACAGAAGGAAATATCTTAAACAAGTCCAGTAACAATACATACAAATAATATATGACTGTCTTATTTGATGCAGATAGTTTGGTGTGGGCTTCATGCTTTAGAGCTGATGGTGATTTAGAACAAGCAAAGAAAGAGTATGATGATTCTTTTGATAACATTTTAACAAACTTATATGGTCGTTATGATATTGATTCAGTTATTACTTTTAACAATAGTAGTGGAAATTTTAGAAAACTATTAGATGTTAAATATAAAGCTAACAGAAAGGGAAGTGAGCTTCCTTTAATATTACAGGAGATACATCAGTATGTTACTGAGAAGTATGATGGCATCAAAGCTTGTGGTGTTGAGACAGATGACTTGGTTGCTAGATACTGGAATCACATAGCTAAAGAAGAAGGCAGAGACAATGTAATCATCTTAGCATTAGATAAAGATTATATGCAACTACCAGCTTTAATATATAACTATCATTACAATCATCAATGTATGTATGATGTATCAGAAGTAGAAGCACTAAACAATTTCTACACACAAATGATTGTAGGTGATACAATAGACAACGTAAACTATTGTAGAGGTTATGGTAAGAAGTATGCAGAGAAGTTGTTTGCAGAATGCACAACTCATTATCAATTTACTAAAAAAGTATATGGGTTGTTTAAAGAAATATATAAACAGAAAGCAAAATTAAAATATATACAATGTTATAATTTACTTAGACTAAGAACAGAATGAGAGATGATTTATCTAGTTCTAAGATTGCAGAGTACTTTGCTTTGACAACTTATGAACTAGAGAAGGGAACAAGTGTTGATGAGATAAAACTTATCTTAAAACAATACGAGGAGTTGGAGATGTATTTAGAATGTGCAGGCATATATAATGCGTTAGAAGTTTATAAGTTTAACTTGTCGGTTGACTTGGCTAAAATTATGAGCGAAGATAAAATAAAGAATAATATAAAATTTATAAAAGATGATAGAAAAAATAAGAAAGGAAGTTGAACAAGCTACTATGCAAGACTTGTCTAGTAGAAGAAGACAAAGAGAATTAGTTTATGCAAGAGCCATATACTTTAAGTTGTGTAAAGAGAAAACAACCTCTACATTAAAGAAGATTGCTGACACCTTAGGTTTAAATCACGCTACGGTTCTGCACGCCATTAACAATGTATTTCCGTTAATTAAAAAAGACGAGCCTTATCTTTATGAAATATATAGTAGGATAAAGAATAGTGATGATTTAAAATATATCAAAGAAAACTATAATGCGTTGCGTAAAGAGCATGAAGGTTTGATAAACAAATACGAGAAGTTAATAAAATTAAAAACTGTTGACGAGCATACAGAGTTGGTTGACATTGTAAGGCAGATACCTAATGAGCATATAGATGTTGCAAAGGTTAGAGTAAAAGCAATGGTTGACATTATTAAAAACTATGCGTAAGATAAAGGTATTAAATCCAGATGCAGTTCAATGGTGTATTGCTAATGACTTTATTATATATCCAGTAACAAAAGATAATAGTACTTACAATATAGTTGTAGAGAAAGGAAACAAGCGAGCTATCATACAAGAAAAGTATAACAAGAAGACTGTACAAGAAGGCATTGCAGATGTTTACTTAAAGCTTTACAAAAAACATAATACAAAATAATCGTTATCATTATATGTCAAGAGCAAAGAAGAACAAGTCTCAGGAAATTAAGAGAACAGACGGAAGAAAGAACAACAAAAGACTTGAACCTAAGCCAATATCTACAATAAAGAAGCTACCACCTGCAAGGCAAAATAAAGCGAAGAGAGAGCGTATCTCTTCTTATGCGACCAATGCTATGAAAGAAGTGTTTGGAAGCGAGAAAGAGGCGTTTAAGCACCTTGCCGAGCTTGGTAAGAAGAACTTTACTCACATGAAACTGTTAATGGAGTATGCTTATGGCAAACCATCAGACAGTATAAATGATAGTAATAATAGCAAGAAAGTTCAAGTACCTGTAATCAACTTCTTTAACAACAAGGAGTCTCAAATACAAGATGATGTTATAGATATAACACCAGAGGATGAACAGTAATATAAATTTACATACAAAGTATATTCCTTTGTTTCAGTCTAATAGTAGATACTTTATAATTACAGGAGGTAGAGGTAGTGGTAAGAGTTTTGGAGCTGCCCTGTTTCTACTGAACCTAACCTATGAGCATGGACATAAGATTCTATTTACTAGGTATACTTTAACATCAGCCAACACTTCTATTATTCCTGAGTTCATTGAGAAGATAGACTTGATGGATGTTCATAGTGATTTTAGAATTACTAAGGATGAGATAATAAACTTAAAAACAAACAGCTCTATAATGTTTAAAGGTATAAGGACCTCATCAGGTAATCAAACTGCAGCTCTTAAATCTTTAAATGGTGTAACTACATTCGTTGTAGATGAGGCTGAAGAGCTTTTAGAAGAGGATGTGTTTAACAAGATTGACTTCTCTATCCGTACACAAGGAAAACAAAACAGATGTATCTTAATATTAAATCCAGCTACAAAAGAGCATTGGATATATCAGAGATTCTTTTTATATAAAAATATTCAAGGGGGTTACAATGGTGTTACAAATGATATTACATACATTCACACAACTTATGAAGATAACAAGAAGAACTTATCCGATTCATTTATTAGTCAGATAATGGATATGAAACGTAGAACTCCTTCTAAGTTTGAGCATATTAT